CTACCCAATGTCCTAGATCCGTTCTAAATAGAAAGGATCGTTTAAGAAAAGAAGTGTCATGAAAAAACAAATATTCTTGTAGAAAATCAGTTTTATCGGAAGCAGTAAAAGTCATACCATAAACTTCTTTGCAGAAATCACGATATATATGATTGTTATATTGTTTAATCACTTCCTTTTTAACGGCGCATAACATATCATCGCCGTAAGTCGATGGTAAAACACAATCAAAAAAGTCTTGAATAGAAAACTTTTCAGATTTATTCAATTGGTGTCCTTTACCATGTTTGGTCATTATGACCGTCCAGGCATAAACTAAAGCGATTAGTCCTTTTAAAGAATTATTCTCAGCTGTGCCAAATTTTCCGGACGGTTGAAAACCAGGAATCCAAACAATAACGCCATTTATAACAACAGCAGGTACAAGACCATCAGAATGGATTCCTCTGACCATTTTAATTGCAAAATCGGTGTAGCCAAACTCTTTCAATAGATATTGTTCAATATAATTCGCCATAATTGTAAAATCAATTGGCATTGACGTATCATATGAACCATAATCACCCTCCATAAAGAGAGTAGAAAAGTTTAGCAGCCGATTTACAAAGAGATCAACATCAGTCGAATGCATATTTATACCAAGTGCACAATAAAATGCACTACTAAATTGACACATTAAACTATACAATGGCATTAAATACATTCGTTGTACTAACGTTGATTCATAGGGTGACATAGCAAAAACTCTTGTTTTGCCTATCACTACCTTTTCATAAGGACGCGGTTCATCTTTTAATTGAGCACCAGTCAGTGGATTTGCACAATTCATAGAATCATAAGCCTGTAATTGTTCCAAAACTTGTTCACGAACATCTTTATTAGGCATAACAGCATCCTTTTTGAAATCCAACACAACATCATAAACATACTTACGTTTTGGTCCAGGCCATGTAAAACCACCCGAAGTGGAACACTTCATAGCTCGAGAATAAAAATCCTCAGGAGAACCATTCTGTGCCACCTCTAGGGGAACAGGAGCCAGTGAAACAACGCCTGCAGCTCGCAAGTTGCTGTGAAGTTTCACAGCTACTTCATGAGCTACTAATTTCATGATGTTTGGATCTAAAGATTTTTTGACTATTCCAGACTTCTTGATAAAGTTATTTAATGGAGAAACATAAGTTTTAACTCCATCAATTTCTTTCCAAGCAGGTTTCATTTGTGGAGGAGCAAATTTAGGCTTACCGTTCTCAAAGGGAGAAACACCAACTAAGGATTCAGCTACATGTACCAAAGGTGATGTAACTAAACTAGAAGGTTTAGGACGGATGAACTTATAATCCTTAATTGCTCCAGCAACAAAATAACCTGGAGTTTTTTCAAACCGAAGAGGGTGTGATTCAGGAATACTTCCATAATCAATATAATCTTTGGGTAATCTCAAATTCCCTTCAGAATATGTGACTGGAAAGAAAGCTTCCTTATTTAATTTATCAATACCTTCCTGTATAAATGCTAAATTTATTTTAACACCTACACAATTGGTTTTAGTCAAAAAAGTTGCGTCATGTCCACCACAATGAATTCCTCCAACAAATGTTTGTTGTCCATGAGAAATTATTATTGGTGAACCACACCAACCTTTACCGCGAATTTTAGAAGAATAATCATAAGTATTCTTCCACGTAGTAATATGGTCGACACCATCCAATATGTGATGACCATCTCTACGAGGACCATCATAAACAATAGATTCTTCTAAATGTTCACGGTAAACAAGACATTTTGCTCCTAATTTACTCGGAACAAAATATTCTCTAGGGATCAAAGGACGAATATCAGCAAATCTCATACCACGAAGGCGAATTATGCTAATATCGTCACCTAGATCAATAATTTCTTCCTTACTAACATTGATTCGGACAATAGAAGTTTCACATTTCTTATCCAAACAAACATAAATAGGAATAACACAGGGAGTACCTATAAGAAAATGAGTATTGATTAGCGCGTAATCTTGACAAATGCCAAGAATATGGGTATCCTCTGTGGTGTCACCGCAATCTTGCTTGAGCAAACGTACGTTCTTAGAAATTCGACGTGCGAGCTCAAGTGGGTTATTTCGCGTTACACGTTCGTCAGCAACGATAATGGGTCGATAAACTTCCTTATCCCAATCAACAGAATTAGAAAATTTTTTCCGTCGTGGAGGAAGCTGAGATAAACTTTTCTCCTCAAATTCGGAAATCTGCTTATCGACCTGTTCTTCAGTACGCTTTTCAGAAACGCCAGGTGCTTCGGTCTCAGTGCGAGTTACTGAATAACACCTATAACCGAAATATAAGGCCCCAAAAAAAGCCGCATATTTAGCGTAATTTGAACGTATATATGGATTACGAGTTGTAAATCCATACGCATAATCATAAAAACGTGTGGCCTTATACTGTAATATCTTTATCCATTGACTTACTAACAGTCTATCAAAATAAGTTGACAGAACTGGAACCAATCGGAATAAATTAATAACAGAAATAGTAATAGAATAGCCAACGTAATACAAATACGCCCAACGTTGTGCGGGTGACATTAAGTAAACCATCTTCCATTTAATAACTTTAATTAAAAAAACAAAAGAATAAAAACCAAGGAAGACGTTTGACCAATAAGCTAGTAGTAATCCCATAACCCATTTTTCATGGGCATCCCAGTCAGGTTTAGACATAGTTACGAAATCTTTTCTATCTGATTCAGTATGTGTCTTAACTGTGTCCTTATCTGCTTTCAAATGGGATAAATATTGATCTACTACCTCATCAGCAGCATCTTGAGCAGATTTCTGCTCACGAAAATGCTTATCACATTCCTTGTAAAACCAATCTGATAACTCATAAATATCAACATTATTCAAAATGCTTAACTTTTGAGATTTTCTGATATTCACGGGATCCATTTTATAGACGTTAAAAAGAAACAAGTCCATTCGTGGATGCCCATTATCAGTGGCTATCTTCACTCTAGGTTTATCTAAACGTGAAGTTCCGGGAATGCGAAATTCGGGTTTTACAGTAACTTCAATAAAAATAAAACGGCTTCTAACAGCAGCAGGATTATTTACACATTGAGTACAATTAATTTCTGGATCATTACAGTCCAAAATAACCATTTCAGGTATTACGTAAGAACCCTTATCTTCCAAAGCGGCCATATTAGCACGCATAGGAAGAGAATCACACACACTTAACAATTCCTTTAACATAGGATCACCTTGTTTACTTGCAATATTTCTATGCAAAGTACCCATTTCTGAATAATGGAAAATAGGTTGAGACAAAGCGTCATAACCTGACATATAATCATCAGCAGGATTACGACTAAACATGTGTGATTTATTAAATGTCCTATTTTTAGTCTTAGAAAAGACTTTACAAAGATGGGGAACCACAGTTGATTTACCAACACGCGGATCACCATGTATTAAGACATTTATCGGAGCCATTCGAACTCCTTGTTGAACTTGACGTTGCACATTACCTTTCAAGATTCTAAGTCTATTATAAGCAGAAAGCAACGATGAATAGTTCTTATGACGACGAGGTACGACCAATTTCAAATTGTCGCCCTCATCCAAAAGATCCTGAATTTGTATGAAATAAGACCTTATACAAACACGTCCTTCTACAGGAACGCCAGCATAAGTTAAATTTTCCATACTAGCCAATTCAGAGACTCCATCAATAAAGGTGGAGACATGATCCATAGCGGTAAAGATATCAGTTAAATCCTTACCTTCGCTAACTTGTTCTCCAAAATCAAAAAGATTTTCTAACATCTCAAAAACGTTAGAAACCAAATCGGTAAAACTGGTTTTAACAGGAGAACCTAACGATTTGACAAAAATTGAAGCTTTTTCGTATCCGAAAAACTTCATTCCTACCAATTTCAAAATTAAATTACGAATAGAAGTAAAGAAAGCAGAATCAACTGCCAAATCAAAACCTTTACGTATTGTCGAAAAACCTTTTCGTAATTTTCTATACAACTTGCTCTCGGTAGTGGGAGCAAGCTCTTGCAAAAATGTGATTAAAGCAACATGAACATACTCTATCAAGCTAGATAGTTCTATACAAAATTTGTTCACGCCGTAAAATCTCCTAACATATTCCAATGTCATAACGGAAAGATCCGTATAACTTGAAATTTTTGACAGCCTATATAAGAAAGTAAAAATATCTATAGCAAAATTTATAAGCCGCTCATCAAAAATGTTAGCAAAACTCCGTATGTATTCGTGAAATCTAAAATCAGAAACTACGGTACAAAATTGTTCCAGACGAGATTTAATCTGGTCAGAATCGAGGCCTTTAGTGGCCTCCTTATATTCAAAATCAACGCTCATGTCGGAACTCGTATCAGCAGTATTATTATTAGAATTCATGATGGTACAAGTTTACAAGAGTTTAACATCTAATTAAGATGGGACAGTTTAATATTTCCGCCGGGAAATTGAGATTTATACTCTCTCAAGGAGCAGCATAAGAAAATGCAGAAAGATGAATATCTTATCAAAAATTACAAAGCTTAATCTGACGAGGAACTATGTCTCACAAGATCAGAGCGCCCGGGTCCTTTCCTAACAAAAGTTAGTATCTATTTGTGAAGAAGTTTGAGTGAGAATGGGTCTTAAACGCCCAATAATTGACTATCAAAACAACTTACAAAGGAAGACGTCGGTTAACAGGGTCTCATCAACGAGTGAGGCACATGCTAAATAATTCAAGAAATCGTTCGCGTTAAAAACGAGACAAACAAAATTCGAGAGTTATAGAATGCGTCTATCGGCTAACGATAAAAAAAATATCGAAGCGTCATATTCTGTGTTTCATTAAACCGAAACATGAAAAGGTTTCGCAATTTGTTATAGGAGTTGTTTCTCCAGTAGTAAAAGAAATGTGGTATTCAGGTACGCGTTTTTGTACACGGATAAGTAATTGAGAAATAAACGTAGAACACTTGTCAAACAGCGAGTCAGCGAAGCACCGAAGCTATAAGCGCGATGCGCGGTGAACGGTGCAGAGAGAGCTCTAGAGAGCACGTATATCGAGACGAGGGGAAGAACCCCC